CTCACAATTACATAAATGCTTACTGCTGATCTAGAAAAGCAGCAGAGTTTGGAGCGAAAACAAATAAAAGGTGGTCTAGATAAGATCAGATCTGATACTAAAAAATTAATAGCTAAGGATTATGCATCTGCCACGGTTTTCGGCTCGGCTTCGATTGATACTCTGCTACCGAACATAATTAAGGCGATCAATATAAAGAAAGAAGAAAGGAAAAAGACAGCCAAGGGAGGAGCTGGTCATTTGATGGAGTTATTACCATTTATATTTGACATTGACAGTGAATCACAGGCTGCGATTACAGCGAAATTAACCTTTGATAAAGTTTTCTCTCCCAAGAAGAAAAGTGACCAGCTAACAAACATAGTTAAAACTATTGGACAGGGATTAGAAGCGGAATCCCAGATGCGTTACTACGAAAGGGTTGCGCCAGGATTGTTCAATATTTTGAAAAAAAATTATTGGCATCAAGCTAAAGGTACAGAATATAAAAGGAAATCCATGCAAAGCTTGTTCCATAACAAGGACATAGTGCAGTGGAAACCTTGGGGACAATTTCAACAGATACAGATCGGGACATGGTTGCTTGATTGTTTTTGTGAAGCTTCAGGATGGTTTAATAAGTTTAAAAAAATAGAGGGCAATAGACAGACGTGGTTAATAGTTCCAACTGAAGCATTCTTAATACATGCTGAAGAAATTAAAAGAATAACTGAGTTATTTTCTCCTCAATCTTTACCGATGTTAATTCCTCCTAGAGATTGGCATGAATTTGCGGATGGAGGTTACTATTTAAACGAGCTAATCAATTGCCATGAAATGGTTCGCAGGGGGGTACCCTACGTAATACAGGAGAGAAAAATCTATGACTTTCTCAACCTGATTCAGAAGGTTAAATATAAGTTAAACACGTTTACTGTAGAGATAGCTGAGGAATTAGATGAGAGAGGTATAGAGGTAGGTAAATTTAGACCTATCATCCATCACCCTGACCCACCTAAGCCAGTAGATATTGATACTAATGAGACTGCTAGGAAGGAGTGGAGAAAAAAGAAAGCTATCTTCCATAACAAGAACAAGAATGAGTTTAGAGCTAGTTGTCGTACTCGTATGACGATGAATGTTGTTAAACAATTTAAAGATGTTGACTACTATATTCCTTTCTCGTTTGATTATCGAGGAAGAGTTTACCCTATCCCATCTTTCCTTACACCTCAAGACACAGACTTTGGTAAAAGTTTAATTAGGTTTTCTGATGAGACAGAGATTACAGAGGAAGGTAAGAAATGGCTGGCTTTTCAAGTTTCAACCACGGTTGGTCTCGATAAAGCAACCATGGAAGATCGTCTTGCATGGGTAACAGTAGAAGAAAATATACAGAGAATTATTAGGGTCGCTACAGATCCCATAAATAATATTGGTGACTGGGAAACTGCTGACGAACCTTGGCAATTTTGTGCTGCATGTGAAGAATACTATGCAGTAGTAATAGCTGGCACAAGGACTACAACAGGACTCCCTGTGGCAACCGATGCTACATGCTCAGGTCTACAGATCTTAGCTGGATTAGCTCGCGATAAGTCCACTGCTTAACTGGTCAATGTTGTACCAAGTGATAAACCACAAGATGCATATCAAGTAATAGCTGACAAATGTAGAGATCAGATACCTGAAAGACTTCTCCCTTACTGGGACAGAAGTCGGGTGAAACGAGTAGTGATGACAATCCCTTACAACGCAAAGCCTTTCAGCAATCGACAGTACATAAGAGATAGCTTCAAAGATATTGACATCGAAGTAGAGAAAGAAGAGTTAACTATAATTGTTAGCGCAGTCCGAAGTGCCATGGAAGTAGTGGTACCAGGACCTATGAAGGTTATGAGATGGATAGAAACCGAGGTTGCTGCCGCCATTAAACGAGGAGCTGAATTAATTTCATGGACCACCCCTTCAGGTTTTGAAGTTAATCAACGACTAATGAAGATGAACAGCAAAACAGTTGAGCTTAAACTATTAGGCCGAGTACAGATACGAGTTGCTGACGGTGAGAAAGGTGTTGATATAAGACACCATCGAAATGCAACCGCACCCAATCTGATTCACAGTATGGACGGAAGTTTACTCCACATAAGTACTTTGCAATTCCCATATCCTATTAGTTTGATACATGATTCAGTTCTATGTAGAGCTACTGATATGACCTATCTATCCACTCTTGTAAGAAATACATACATGCATCTCTTTGCAGAGCATGACTACCTTAGAGACTTTGCCCAAGCTATTGGAGCTGAGTCTGAACCACCGATTATCGGAGACCTTGAACCGTCTGAGGTAATTGATTCCACTTATTTTTTTTGTTAATGCCTAGAAACATACACATAACACCAACTCCTGTAACCCTTGAAGGTTATCAGGCGATATTAAAGCCAAGCAAATTTGGATATTCATTGAAAGCAATAGTTGACGATGAGATGGTAAAGAAGCTTGAGGAAGAAAGACTTGACTGCCTTAAATGGTGCGAGTCAAAACTAACTAAACCAAAGAACAGATGTGTCTTAAGACCTGAACCATGGGAAGAGGTTAGTGAAGGAAAAACAATGGTTAAATTCTCATGGGCTGAAGATAAAAGACCTCCAGTTGTAGACACTGAAGGCACTTTGTTAACCGATTTAGAGACACCTATATATGAAGGATCAAAAGTTAAGATTGGCTTTCATCAAAAGCCTTATATACTTCGTGATGGTGTCACATACGGCACCTCTCTAAAACTTAGCGGAGTACAGATTGTCTCTATACAAGCAGGAGCTGGAGTAGATACTGGAGATTTAGATGAGGATGGAGTATCGGCATTGTTTGGTAAAACATCTGGCTTTAAAGCTAATGACCCAAACGTTACTCCTGATACAACTCCAAGCTCAGTAGAAGAAGACGATTTCTAATGTTTAAATCAGGATTAGAGGAAAAAGTCTCTGATCTTTTGTGTGAACTAGGTGTTGATTACGAGTATGAAAGTGTCAGCTTTCCTTATACTATTCAGCATCTATACACACCGGATTTTATATTGCCTAACGGCGTGATCTTAGAGACTAAAGGATATTGGAGACCAGAGGATAGACGTAAGGTTAAACAAGTAATTACTGAGAACCCAGGTATAGACTTAAGAATTGTCTTTCAAGACCCCTACAAAAAAATAAATAAAAGATCTAAAACTACGTATGCACAATGGTGCAAACGTTACGACATCAGATGGTGTGCGTTCCATGCCATCCCAATTGATTGGCTTACCTAACTCACCCATATGAAACAAAAATGTGACCTACGAGTTATTGATAATTATCTAGAAGAAGAAATTTTTGAAAAAGTAGTTAACTTTTTCGATCACGAACAAACGCATTGGTTCGTAACTAAAGGGATCTCCGATCCTGACTTAACAGCTTCAACGAGTTTTGATACCAGTGCTTTAGATAGTTATTTCTTTTGTCACCCAGTTTATGACCACATGCTCCCTCGAAGTACAAGTTTCAACGAACTTATAGAACTTATAGAGGGTCCATTAAAACGAACTTTAGGGACAGAATTAAATACTATAACTCGCATCAAATGTAATTTATATCCAAGAACAGAAATAGTTAATAGACATCCATGGCATATTGATTCAAGTGAACAACCAGCATTACGTGGTGCGTTGTTGATGTTGAATACATGTAATGGTTTTACAGGATTTATTGATGGTACGAAAGTTGAAAGTGTTGCCAACAGAATTGCATTTTTTGATGCAAATGAAAAACATCATTCAACCAGTACATCAGATTCCTCATATCGTCTGACATTAAATATTAACTATGTCTGAATCGGAATTTATAAGACACGAACCATGTAGTACTTGTGGTTCATCCGACGCTAATAGCGTGTACACGGATGGACACAGCTACTGTTTCGCATGCCAGACATATGTAGCTGGCGATAATCAACACACTCAACAAATGCACACAGATGTTAACTTCAAAGGATCAGCCCAAAGGCTGCAAAAACGACGAATTAGCGAAAAGGTATGCCAACTATACAAAATATACCGAGACGAATCATACTTACGCTTCCCTTATTTTGACAGCAATGGACGTCTTAAAGGGTTCAAAGTAAAAACTAAATCCAAAGACTTTAAGTATGAAGGCGAAACTACAAATACTCTTTTTGGTCAGCATCTTTTTCCTAATAAAGGTAAAAGGATTGTTATCACGGAAGGAGAACTAGATGCCGCTAGCTGCTATGAAGCCATGGATAAATGGCCGATGGTATCCTTACCTCACGGTGCGGCGGGTGCCAAAAAAGACATTCAAAAACAAATACCTTTTTTACAAGGGTATGAGGAGATCATCTTATTCTTTGATAAAGATGACGCAGGGCGAAAAGCGACGGAGCAAGTGGCTGATCTCTTACCACAAGGGACAGTTAAAATTGCTCATTTGGCGGAGCCTTACAAAGATGCCAGTGACGCTTTACAGAACAACGACGCGGAAGCTATACGCCGCGCGATCTGGGATGCGAAACCTTATTCTCCTGATGGTATTGTGGATGGAAAATCGTTATTAGAATTAGTAACTACTCCAAGCCCACCATGCGATCACAAATATAACTTAGAAGGACTACAAGATAAAACACACGGTATTCGCTACGGCGAATTGACAACTATAACTGCTGGTACAGGACAAGGTAAATCTACGTTTTGTCGTCAGTTAGCTACTGATTTATTAAATTCAGGGGAACGTGTTGGCTATATAGCATTAGAGGAATCTAACAGACGTACAGCTCTTGGTCTTATGTCAGTTGCAGTGGGTAAAGCATTGCATCTGGGAGAACACGAACATGATGTATTACAGGACGCATATGATACGACTATTAGCAATTGGAATCTTTATTTATACGATCATTTCGGTAGTTTATCTCCCGACATCATCTACAACAGAATTGAATACATGGCATTGGGATTGGATATCAAAATCATATTCCTCGACCACTTGTCTATATTATTGTCCGGATTAGAAGGTGATGAAAGACGCATGATTGATATCACGATGTCTAAGTTAAGGGCATTAGTAGAAAGAACAGGAATAAGTTTATTTCTTGTATCACATTTAAGAAGAACTCAAACAGATAAAGACCACACTGATGGAGCAAAAGTTTCATTAGGACAATTACGAGGAAGCCAGGCTATATCTCAGCTTTCGGATACCGTTCTTGCATTAGAGCGCGATCAACAATCGGAAGATGATATTGCAACTTTACGAGTATTAAAAAATAGATATTCAGGAGAGACAGGCGTGGCTGCATCACTGAAGTACAACAAAGACACCTGTAAATTTAATGAAACTACGAACACAGTTTTCAATCCCAGCACAGACTTCTGAGATAAAGAAACCAAACCCACCCACTAAACAAGCAAAAAAGAAAGCAAAGTTTAAGGACAAAACCTATGCAGGAAAACCAAATGCTCGTGTTTGACTGCGAAACTAACGGACTATTACATGACGTATCTGAGATACATTGCATTGCCATCTACGACTCCCAAAAAGAAGAAACCTTCGTATTTAACAATCGAGGTGGTAACTGCCCACCGATCACGGAAGCTTTACATTGGCTCACCTCTGCTGATGTCATTGCTGGTCATAA